ATGGACCGCGTCCACAGGGACGTGGAGGCACGGCGGGTGCGCGCCCGCCGTGCCTCTGCTGCCGCGGCTTGGTCGGAGGGGGCCAGCCACGGCGGCCCGCGGTCCTGCGGGATTGCAGGACCTACGCTCCTGGCGATCTCAACGAAGTGGCAAGGTAGCCGTCGCTGCCGTCTGCGGCGCCGACAATGCAGAGCATCTCCCCGTCCTGCCCGAGTCCATATAGATTCAGGTTGTAGAAATTGCGGATCTCCGTCCACGTGTCGGCATCGCGAGACACGAGCATATAGGCGTCCTGGCCGTCGGCGTCGCCCACGGCCACCAGCAGGTTGCCGATTGAAACGATCCGGTTCAGTGCGTATGCCTTCGGGTTCGCGCGTTCCGTCCAGTTGATCCCGTCCGGTGATGTCACGATGTAGGCGTCACCGCTGATCACCTCACCCACCGCTACGAACAGCTGCAGGTGGTCGCTCCAGCACACGCTGTTGAGGCGCGCGTTGCTCGGATTCGATCGCTCTGTCCACGTGACGCCGTCGGGTGACGTCACAATGTAGGCGTCCGTGCCATCGTTCTCACCCACCGCCACGATGATGTCAGAGCCGTTGTGGGCGATGCCCTCGAGCTGCAGCGCCTTCGCCACCGTCGGCGCGCGCTCAGTCCAGGCACCTGTGGGATCCGGTGCGGTGATGATCCCCGCGTCCGTGCTGTCATCGTAGCCGACGGCGACAAACAGCGGGGTGCCTAGCCAACCGACATAGGCCACGTCACGCAGATCGTCACCCAACGGATTTGCGCGTTCCGTCCAGTTGATCCCGTCCGGGGAAGTGACGATATCAGGGTCTCCTGCGCCGGAGTCGCCGACGGCTACCGCGATCGAGGATCCGTCGTCCGCCACCGCGCGCAGGCCGAGCGTGCAGGTGCCGCTGCTGCGCTCCGCCCAGGTCACACCGCGTTTGGACGTCAGGATGTAGCAGTCCCCGCCGTCGTTGTCGCCGACGGCGATCCACATGTCGAGCCACCCGACCCAGTGCACATTGAACAGGGCAATGTTCTTGCCGTTGACACGCTCGGTCAGGTTGTGCACCCCGATCAGATCCCACTGCTCCAGCCACTGCGCCCACTGATACAGCAGGTTGATCACCCAATTGGACTTGAGCGCCGGAGGCTTGTGCCCCTGCTGCCAGCCCACGCCCTTCTCCCCTGAGCTCGGCTCCACGGTGCGGCCGCTGTCGGTGGCCCATTCAGGATACGTTGTCGGTTTGGTCGCCATGTCATGCCTCCCTGACGTATGCCATCAGGCCGCCCGGTGGGATGGCCGCGCATCCATAAAAATCACCCGCGTACGATCCCGCAGGCGTCTCCTGCGTCCATGTCGTCCCGTCCTCCGAGGACTGGATCTCCGCGGACGTGCCGACGGCGACAAAGCGCCGCACGCCGTCGTGGCACAGCACGTGCGCCACACCGTGGAAGGATCCGGCATACGATCCGGCTGCAGTCCTCTGCGTCCAGGTGATGCCGTCCGGCGACGTCCAGATCCCGCCGCTGGCCCCGACAGCGCACCACAGGCCGTTGCCGTATGCCACTGCGTGCAGATCGTTGCCGCTGCTCTTGCGTTCCGTCCAGCCCGTGGCGGTGGGAGAGGTCTGGATCTCTCCGCCCGTCCCTACTGCACACCACAAGGCGGAGCCGTCATGTGCCACGCCTCTAAAATCCCCGACATAGGATCCGTCCGCCGATCTGGCGGACCACAATGTGCCGGTGGGCGATGTCTGGATTTCCCCGCCCTCTCCAACAGCGCACCAGGTGGACGACAGGTCGTGCGCCACACCGTAGAATATGTCCGAAAATCCGCCCGCCGGTGTGCGGACCGTCCAGGTGATGCCGTCGGGCGATGTCTGGATCTCCCCCGTGCTGCCGACGGAGCACCACAGGCCGGAGCCATCGTGCGCCACGCCATAGAACACGCCGACAAAGCCGCCAGCGGCCGTGCGCTGTGTCCAGTCCACAAGATTTGGAGACGTGCCGATGCGTCCAAGAGCTCCCACGACAACGGCAAGGGAGCTGTCCGCACGATCAAAGGCGACACCGAACAGGTTGAGAGCGGATCCAGGGCCGGTCTCCTCCCCCCAGTCCGATCCGTCAGTGGCTCCTTGGATCTCCAGCGACGTGCCGACGGCCAAAAACGAATAGATCGCGGCCCACCCTCGCGCTTCGTCGAATTCGGCGGACGCGCCGTCCGCAAAAGTGAACGCAACGGCATCGTCAAACAGCTGGTACTCCAAGGTCTGCCGCACACCACCGGAACGGGCCCTGCGAATCTCCTCGGCCAGCGCCTGCGGGTCCTCCTCGAGCGTGTCCGCGATCCTGATCACCAGCGCCGCAGAGATGTATTCCTCGAGCGTGATCGTGTTCTCTGCGTCCGGCATCATCAGACGCAAGGTCTCCAGGATGTCGTCCGGCCGCCCCTCCGACCTGTTGGCTCGGATGCGCGCGCGGATCCTGGTCTCGTAGACGCTGTCCGTGTCGCCCGTGCCGCGCAGGCGCTGCACCACGCGGCCGAGCATGTCCAGCTGCGCGCCCGCCGCGTTGCCCAGGCGCATCTCCGTGTCCAGGTCGAACAGCACAGGCTCCAGCTCCTGGACCTGTGGCATGATCGCGCGGATCAGTCCCTCGAAATTTGGCATGTCCCTGAACTGTCGCAACAGCAACAGCACAGCCTGATCCGCGTGGTTTTTTGTCTCGTCCACAGCTCAGCTCGTCACGTCTATGTTGCCTGTGTCAAAAACAGCGTATTCGTCCTTGTCGATCGCGATGTTGGCACTCAGGACAGGAGGATCGACCGTGTCGATCGTCCACGCTGTCACGTCCAGGACTCCGTCCACATCGAAAGCCGCCGCCTTCAGGTGCTGTGAATAGACGTCCAATCCGATCCCGTTGCCGTCCTGCTCCTCCACAAACTCGGATCGCGCTGCGATGATCGCAGCTTTGATCTGCGCATCTCCGTCGGGAGGATACAGGTCGCTGTCGGTGGTGACGGTGATCGCAATGTGGATCTCCACCTCCGTCGCCTCGTCATATTTGACCGTCTGCCCGTTGCCCTCCGCGTCCTCTGCGGAGCCACTCGAGGATCCGTGCATGTAGATGCCGCCAGGCTTGGCGTCCCACAACCCCTGTGCGACGTCGTTTGCGGCCGGCATCGGGGATCCCCAGACGATTGCCCACATGCTATGGCCTGGCACACCGTCGCTGTCCGTGGTGTCTCCAGTGTTCTCATACACCTCAGATGCCGTGACACCGTCCACCTCCGACAGCCTGGCGCGCACCGTGTCGAGTGTGCCGGCACCGATGCCGTCCAGCTCGTCCTCGCGTCTCGGGCGCAGCTCCGCGTCCGTCTCGGTGTCGCTGCCCACCGTCGCGTCCGATGCGTTTGTGATCGCAGAGATGTTGGCTGTGGGTGTCTCGATCACGGTCAGCGTGCCGGAGTTTGCCACCGTCGGGCCCGTGTCCTCCGCTTCAAAAAGGACATAGACATCGCCGGCACCGCCGGCAACAATCGCTTCAGCGTTGACAAACCTGGCGTCCGGGTTGCCGTCCACGCTGCCAATGAAGTTGCCGGCTGCGACACTGACAACACCCGTACAGGTGACAGTGACGGTGACCTGACTTTTGGTCGCGGCCTCCCGCACGGTGCCTGTGATCGCACACACCGCGTCCTGCGCGGCACCGGTGGCGGCATCCGGATCGCGGGAGCTGTAGATCGCCTGCGCGACTTCCCACAGCTCCCCCAGCTTGTCGGCTACGATGCCGAGCACCACACCCATGGCGCTGTCGGCCTCTGTGTTGGTCTCCGCTCCAAGCTCGCCTTTGACATCCTCAGACATCTCCTCCAGGATCTCCGCGGTGGTCTTCGTCACAAACCCGGTGCTCTCGACTCCACTCATGGCAGCACAAACTCCCTGAAGATCGGCACAGCTTCCCCGTCGCCGATGGCCTCAAACGATACGGTAAGATGTCTGGTTGACGGATCCGGAGACACTATCAGGTTGCGCACGGACAGGACACCGGGCACTCCCAGAATCGCCTGCCTGATCCGTGTGGAAGCGAATTCAAGAGGGAAAGGCTTGACGGCCAGGATCAGCTGCAGCCACGGCATGCCCTGCCGCTGATCCAGGAACCACTCGCCCAGGAACATGCGCAGGCGGATCCTGATCTGCTGCGCCATGCGCTCACCACCGCTCACCAGCGACAGCTCGCCATTGGTCAAGTCCAGATCGCCGTTGCTGTCCAGCTTCAGATCCATCAAAGCTTTGCCTTCACTGTGTTGGACTGAAAGTCCTGGGTGGCGGATGCCGTTGACTCAAACGTGGCCAGAGCACCTGATGCGGCTGTGCATGCCGCTGCTGCAGTTGTGCAGGCGGCCGCAGCCACTGAGCAGGTGGGGTTGTGCGCCGGAATGGCACCCAGTGCTGTAAACGCAGTGGCCAGCGCGCCCATGACCGTAGCTAGTGCCGTCCACCCGTTCTGCAGATTCGCGTCCAGTGTCGCCTGTGCGGTACGAAACGCCGTCCCCAACAGGATTTTCTGAACGGGATTCAGCTCCCCTAGTGCGATCTCCCCGTCCTTGACATAGATCAGAGTGCTCCCTTCCTTGCCGAGCACCATATGTGATCCAAGCGAGCCGGACAGTGCACCGGATATTGGCCAGCAGCCTGGAATCGCCACTGCATCCGACAGCGCATGGTTGCGTGGATCCGCTGCGTCCACGTTGCCGCCCTTGGATTTCCAGGTGTTGATCTCTCGATCGCAGAACACTAGTAGGACCTGATCCCCGACTGCCATGGGCAGCGACATGAAAAAACCGCCGCCTCGTGGAAACCCCACAGGCACCGACGGAACCACTGGCAGATCCAACAGCTCCTCGTTGCCGTCCAGATCCACGATCAGCTGTTTCACTTGCGGCTTGACGTCCGCCAGCTGTTTGGACGAATCGTAGGATACGATCTCCCCTGGACACGCCACAAACAGGCCAGCCGCAAACGCCTCCATAGCAGCGCGCAGCACCTCCTCCAGCCTCGGTGTGGTCTCGCGATCCGTCATAGCGGTTTGACCTCGAGCGCAGCATACCAGTCGGACCCGTGCGTGTCTCCGGAATAGGAGACCTTTGACACCCGGTAGAATCCGTCCACCGCCGCCGATCGCACCTGCACCTTACGCCCCGGCTTCAGCCCAGGCTGGATCAGCGACACGACCCGCAACGCGCCCTTCTCCCCTGGCTCCGGCGATCCGATCAGCCCCGTGTCGCTGGACAGCAGGACGGCCTGCGACTGGAACGGCTGCCCCTCCTGCGACACTTCCAACACACCGTCCTGTACACGCCATTCCAAACCGCCTGCTTTGCACAGCCTGTCCATGACCTCGCGCGCCCTACCAAACAAGGCGTCTCCGTTGGCGTACTCCGACAGCTTGCGCCCCAGGTCACTGGTGCCCAGCTGCTCTACGTTGCCGAGGTCCACCAGCATCTGTTTGCCGACATGCTTGATCATGTCGATCAGCTTCGTGCCGGACTTGAACGACACGGACACCTTGGACATGCGCAGCGCACGGGCCCCGTCTCCTGATTCGATCTTGGTCAACCAGTCCGGACCCTCGCGGGTGTGGAACACGCGCTCCACGTCGCCCCTGAAAATGACATCGGTCTGTCCCCCGACATAGCCGGCCTCGAGCTCCACCGTCGGATCTTTCTGTTGCGACAACCGGGAGCGGCTGTCCGCCGACAGGTTCCAGACGGAGTATTGCAAGGTGTTGGGATCCCCACCAAGGACATGCTCAGCCTTGAATTGCTGGCGCAATCCCTCGATCAACAGACCGTCCAGGTTTGCCCTGCATGCGCGACCTGACAGCGGCACATTACAGCTCACTTTCTAAAAAGTAGGTGGCCACAACACGCTCCCCCAGCTCATATCTGCCGGGATCCTCGCCGCTCCTGGACGTGTCCACAAAAACGATCTCCCCAGGGGGGCGTGTGGACGCAGCGACCTTGCGCAGCAGTGGCCAGTCCACCACCACACGGATCCCGTCCACGATCTGCGTGCCGTCCTCCTCTGCGACCGACAGATACCAAGCGGACTCGCGCTCGTTCCAGTCCATGGCGAGCTGATATCTGGCGCCCTCCAGCTGGACGGTCAGCACGTAGTGCGGGTCCGTCGAGTCGATCGGCAGCTCCAGCGCCATGCTCAACCCCCCAACAGTCCACCGAGCCCCAACAATATGGACTCGTTTGCGGATTCCGTCTTGCTGTCCTTGGTCGCCTTCTGCCCTTTGGACTTACGTGCTGATCCGCGGGTCGTGGCCGGTTTCGGTGCCTCCACGAGCTCCGTCGACACCACCTCGATTTCGCGAAGCGACAGGCTAAGGTGTATAGACTTGCCACGCGTGTGGTTGTGGCCACGATCCATGGAGACAATCGCCATGCTGCCGTAGTGTTCCCCGGCAGCCAGCACCGTCAACACAGTGCCTGCATCCATCCAATCGTGCAGCCGCTCGTACATGTCCCAAGCGTATGTGGTCGATCGGTTGACCCAGTCCAGCAGACTCGCCGGCACGTCTGACACCACACCAATCAAATCGAGCTCCCGGGGAAGCGGCCGCACGTTGTCGGAGATGTCGGCTCCCTCCTCCACCGGGTGTTGCGTGACCTCTGCCGCTCGCCTGTTGGTGCTCTCGGGCACAGCGTCAAACTCGACATAGGCATACAGTCCGTTGAGAAGGTGCGGCCCTTCCTGCGGAATGTCATCACTCAAATCTATGAGTAGGTATCTCATCTAGCAGGCACCACAGAGACTTGCGGAGCAAATGCACGCATGGCTGATCTGTTCTGCTCGTCCACCAGCGCGGCCGCTGCTTTCTTGGCGGACATGTCGGCGATCTCAGGTGCACTGGTGCCGGCCGGCGGATTGATCGTCTGGTTCAATGTAACGCTGCTGGCGGGAGGTGGACCTGCGATTGCGGCACCTATGCGTCTGTTGATCGCCTCGCCTGCACCAAACGGATCCATGGACACCTGCGCCAGCTTGGCCAGCTTCTCTAGTGTGACGCCACCGCGTCCATAGATCAGATCACCGATCGGACCGCCCAAGCGATCAGCCAACTTGCCCACCTCCTCGTTTACCCAAGCAAATGCCTTGGCGATCGCCTGTGCAACCAGCACCATCCAGGATTCATCGGGATCAAACGGCTCACTGACCAGCAGGCCGTAAAGCTCCTTGATCCATTCGATGATCCTGCCGGTTACAGAGTCCTTTCCCTCGAAATAAGAGACGATGTCCTCGAGCGCCAAAAACGCCGCACCGATGATCACAGGCCAGATCCCAAACAGCAGCGCCAGCAGCCCGACTATGCCGGCAATAAAAACCAGCCGCTGCGTGAAGGGATCGAGCCAGTTGATCGCATGGCGGATCCCGCGCACCAGGAACATGACAAACTCGCCCAAGCGGCTGATCCCCCTGGCCAGTGCCTGCACCGCCACGACGATCTTGGTGGCCAGCCAGTCGCGGTTCGCAACGATCCATTCCTTGACCCTGCGCACTGTCTGGAGCATGCCGGGCAGCATCTCCTTGAAGATCGCGTTGCGCAGTCCCGCAAACGCCTGGCGCATCCGGTGGGACTCGTCCGTGTACTCCACCGTGAGATCGATCAGCTCATCGTCCATGACGGCGCCGAGCTCCTGAGCCTCGCGGCGCATGTCCTCGAGCCCTTCCGATCCCTGCAGCAGCATCGGAATCAGCTGCGCGCCGGACCTGCCGAAGATCCGCATGGCCAGGTTGACGCGTTCAGTGCCTGACTCGACCTTGGAGATCCTGTCCGCCACGTCCGACATCAGATCCTGCGTCGGCCGCAGCTGTCCGTTAGAGTCGCGGAACCTGACGCCGAGCCGCTTGAACGAGTCCTGCGCCTCGCCAATGCCGTTGGCGG